TTAGAATTCGTCAGGGAGCGGGAGCGGAAGTATCTAATGCCACCAACTATACGATGACTTTGCCCTTTACAGCGGTGACTGTGACCAACGGAGCATGGCAATGCACCGCCCAACCGATTTTTGATAATGGAGTTATCACGACTACTCCGGGTCTGGTTCAACTTGTGTCAGCGGGCACTACCGCACTTATATATAAAAATACCGACACGGGTTCATTGTGGACAGCCGCCAACGCCAAGCGATTTGGATATTTTGAATTGACTTATCCAATAGCCCTGTCCTAGGAGAAGAAGGATGATAAATATGACTGCACTTGAAACACAACTTACAGGCGAACAAAAGGTGGCGATGAATGTCATCACCCTGAATACAGCTGTCAATACCTTGCAGGAAGGCTTTGAATTACACGACAAAATCCTAATCAAGGGCAATGGCGAACTGCCATTGCGGGAGCAGGTGCGCAACCACGAACGTGTCATCAGCAGCATCCAATACTGGTCACGTTTTGTCGGTGGGGCGCTGGTGCTGCAAAGCATCGCATTCCTGACAGGCATTGTTATAGCACTGATTAAATTCCTGCCATTACTGGAAACACTGGCGAAGAAGCCGTAATTTATATGTTTGGAGGATGTTACTATGGCTAAAACTTCCACATCATTCAAAAAAGGCGATCCTAGAATCAACCGCAAAGGCCGACCTAAAACAGGAGAAGCCCTTGCTGATAAATTCCGGGATGCCTTGAAAGAAAAACTGGATGGAGATTATACTAAGCTGGACAGTCTGATTGATAAGACTGTTGATATGGCCCTGAAAGGTAATCAGGCTGCCATTGAATTTGTCTTGGCGCGTGGCTGGGGCAAAATGATAGATAGGATTGAAGTTACTCCTAAAAAGGAGTTCGATCTTACACAACTGACAGACGTTGAACTTGAACAGCTGGAAACCCTACAATTGAAAGCCGGACGAAAGGAATCCTGATGTTACCACCCATTGCCGAAGTATCCGCAGAACGATGTCGAAGAAGCTTCAAATATTTTGTAGCTTCTGCTTGGCATTTAGTCTGCCCGGAAGAAATCTTCGTGGATGGCTGGCATATTGATGCAATATGCCAGTATCTTCAGGGGCTGGCATGTGGTCGTATTCCAAGCAATAATTTGCTGATCAATATTCCACCCCGCCACATGAAATCCCTGCTATGCAATGTGTTCTATCCGGCGTGGGTCTGGACGATCATACCATCAGCTAAATTCCTGATGTTCTCCTATTCAGAAGACTTGACAGTTCGTGACAGCATGAAATGCAGACAATTGATCGGATCTAATTGGTATCAGGAACGGTTTGGTGTGCGCATCAATCCCCGCAACGACACCAAGGCCCAGTTCGATAATATGGATGGTGGTTATCGCTATTGCTTCGGCTTGGGCGGTTCCATAAGTGGTCAGGGCGGTGATTTCCTGATCATTGATGATCCATTGGAAATCAGTAAATCAAATTCCAAGCCGGTGCGGGAGGCTGTCAATTTCACATTTGATAGTGCCATCTCCACCCGTGGCAATGATCCCAAGACTGTCAAGAAAGTTATCATCATGCAGCGCCTGCATCAGGATGATCTGGTTGGACATATTCTGGAGAAAGACGAAGTCTGGGAGCAGCTAATTCTGCCCGCTGAATATGAAGGCGAACGATTTCAATCCTCCATCGGATTCAAAGATCCGCGTGGGGTTGAAGGCCAGCTCCTGTGGCCGCAACGTTTTGGTGACGATGAAATTGCCAAAATGAAATCAAATCTAAGTTCCGCAATGGCGGCTGGTCAGCTTCAACAGCGTCCTGCTCCCTTGCTGGGCAATGTATTCAAACGGGAGTGGTTCGAAGAAAGGCTTGCTTTGCCAACTGGCACTATTGCAGTCTATCAATCGTGGGATACCGCCGCATCAATAGAAGACACATCCGCTTTTTCGGCTGGACTGGTCGGTTATCTAATGCCAGATTATCGGCTGTTCATCGGTGGGCTTAGTCGTGATCGGGTGGAATTTCCCCAGCTGCATTATATGATCGAAAAACTTGCAAAGCCCAATCAAAATCAGTTGAAGGGTATTATTATCGAAAACAAGTCCAGCGGCATTCAAGCTATTCAATCCCTGAAGCAAACATCTTGGGTTGGAGAATATGTTATACCTTTCAACCCAAAAGGTGAAAAGATTGCCCGGGCTTATGAAGCGGCCCGCTGGTGTGAAAAGGGAATGATACTTTTACCCAAGCCAGACCCACGCTATCCATGGCTGGCTGACTTCGAAGACGAATTGTTCAATTATCCGAATACAAAATATAAGGATCAGATTGATGCGTTCGCCCAAATGACTGACTATCTTTCAAATTATCTTCAGGAAGGGTTGGATGCCCGTTCTGGTAGGAGAAACTAGATGACTAATATTTTTACTTCGATCTTTGATTTTATTACCGGGCGTAATAACAGCCATGTTTCCCCGGCCCTTACGGCTTCGACGTCCTTTATGACCGATCCGATCAGCCTGTATGAAACATTGGACATTCTATATAACAACGACGAAAATATTCATCTGGATGACACAACCAGACGATTGCGCACGGTTGTAAATCGTAGTGTAGAATTCTATGTTTCTAAAATGCTGCCGGGTGACAAGCTGAATATTTTGTCTCCTGACACTCCCAACGTGGCGGAAGCGGTCAATCTGGTTCTGAAGGCGTCCAACTTCCAGCGCCGCAAGCCCGCTATTCTGCGCAGCTATGCAAAGTATGGTGATTCATTTCTGCGGGTCAGGAAAGATGAACAGGGTAATCTTCGAATAGAAGAAATCAGTCCCCTATATGTAACAAACTTCACAGAAGACGGTCAGGAGCTTCTGACAACCCTGCGTATTGATGTGCCGACCCTGAATGCCAATAAGCAATCAGTGACCTATACTGAATATTGGGATTTGGAAGGTGTGCGCACGTGGACACATACACAGGACAGAACTACCCCAATCGAAAATCTTGGGACACCCGAATTCACTGCTACCCTTCAGGAGCTTGGCACAACCTTCATTCCCATCGTCCATGCCAAGTTCAAAGACACTGGCGATCTGCGCGGACAATCCTGTGTCTATCATGCGCTTGATAAAATCTATGAAGCCAATCGTCTGGCTACCCGACTACATGATTTACAATTCCGTCACAACAAGCCCATCTGGGCAGTGATGGCAAATGCGCAGGATAAAGACGGTCGCCCAATTCCGCCTCCCAAGATCAAAACAAGTGGGACAGGCGCTAATGCAACTGCCGCCGAAGAAACCAAGGAATTCGTATTGGGCGATGTTATCAGCTTACCCGGCATGTCCACGCTTGAATCACTAATTCCAGATATCAAATATGCAGACGCACTTGCTATCCTGAAAGATATGATGAATGAACTTGAACAGGATTTGCCTGAACTGCGCTGGTATTCGCTGAATGAAAGTCAGCTGTCCGGGGCAGCCATTCAAAAGCTTTTGGCGGGTGCAGTTGATCGGGCCCTTGAAGGCCGCAATAATTTCATCGCTGCCATGAAACTGCTTGGCCGTATGATATTGCACATGGGTAATTTCAATGGCATCACTGGAACATTCGATGACAATATATGGGAATTCGATTTGATGGCCGACGATATGTTTGGTCAGACAGTGGATGAAAGGGCTGCAACCCTGAAGACCTTACGTGAATCTTCCATGCCCCTTGCCCTTGCCATGAAAATCACCGGCTTTTCACAGCAGGAAATTGATGAAGCGATTGCTGGACAGGCCGCAGAACGGGCCCAGTCCAGTCAGGACTTAACCAATTCCCTGTCGGCATTCAATCAGCAATAATTAGTTCGGAGGATAAACATGCCCAAAGATTTCAGAAAGAAATCCCACGATATTCTGGCCGCCTATCTGGAGCGGCTTGATCGTTTGGAGAAAGCCGAATTCAACACCCTGTCACGTGAATGGAACAGATTGACCATTGTCATTGATGTTCTTATCAGAAATCTGTTAGCAAAAGGTGTTTTATCTCCCAATCAAATTCAACAACTTACCGACTTTCAAACATTCAAAGATGAACTCCTGATGATTTCTGCCCGTTATGCCCAATTCTCCACAGCGATCATTTCACGGGGACAGGGTACTTTTGGAAAGGCTGGCATTGAATCTGCCCAGACGATGCTGGATTTATCCGCTAGGTTCTATAAAAAACTCCCCGTGCAGTTTGTGGCAACGATGGTCGGGCATACCTCCAATGGCACACCCCTGCGGGACATTCTGGTGCTGCGCTATGGAGAAAATGCACAGCGGGCCGCAAACATTCTAATTGATAGCATGGCGCTGGGCCGCAATCCAATTGAATCTGCAAGACTGATCGGAGAAGCTTTGGATGGAAATGTTGCAAAATCATTACAGATTGCACGCACCGAACAGCTATTCGTCTTGCGTGAATCGCAGACCCTGTCCTATATCGAAAGTGGAATATGTACAGGAAAGGATTGGGTTGGGGAGCCGGATGCCTGCGAAGAAATTTGTGTCCCGGGCATAGAAGGCAGCCCTTATCCTTTGGATGAACTGATGGATACCCATCCAAATTGTATATTACCGGGTCAAATTGTTGCTGTTCCAAATCTATGTGGAGGGGCTAAGTCTTTTTATAGCGGCATCGTCATTGAAATAGTGACCAGTTCTGGCAACTATCTTACCGTCACCCCAAATCACTCCATACTTACCGACAGGGGATGGGTTATTGCGGACAGATTGAACGAAGGCACGAATGTTATTCAACACACCGATCCCCAAAGGATGTTGAATAGGATCAATCCAAATGATAAACAAAGACCAGCCCCTGTTGAACAGATATTTACTTCGCTTGAAAAAACGCCGGGCATGATTTCCATATCCATGAAACCCACCCCCAAAGATTTCAATGGCGATGCGATCTTCATCAAGGGCCAGATCAATATTATATGTCCCAATCGCCATTTGTGGAATGATATGGAATCCCGCTTCAGACAAAATATTGAACAGGGGTCTTTCGTTGGTATTCAGGATTCCTTTTTCTTGAATGGTTCTGGCTTTTCGTTCCAAAACGGATCTGGATATCTTCCTGCCTTTGGCAGCGACATGGGCGGCAGCAACTTGATGGACACGCTGATCGGCGGTCATTTGGCTCCATTTGATCGTTTCGGCCTGATGTTGATTTCGGACGGAGACATTACGTTCAATAAGCCTACTGCGAACACTACTCCGATCAATACCAAGGCGCTTCGCCAATTCGTTTTCAGAAACGCCGGATTCATATTGCCGGACAAGATCGTCAAGATCAATAGATATTTTTATTCTGGACATGTTTATGACCTTTCTTCTTATGGCTATGAATTGTATACTTGTAACAATATTATAACACATAACTGCCGCTGTGGATGGTCTCCACGGATCGACTAAGCAATAGGCAGGTCAAATCCTCCGCCTGCTGTATGCCTGCCCCGGTGAAAGCCGGGGCAGTTTTTATACCCCATTTGATCTATTTAATAAAATGTGATACCCTTATACTATCAAACCAACAAATCGGAGGATCATATGCCAGAAGAAATAAAAGCCCAAACAGAATTAGTCATTCTACATGACGAATTAGCCAAACGAAAATATGAATTTGAAGGCTACATCAGGGAAATTGATTGTCTTATGAAAATAATTGACGAAGCCTTACAGACCCCAAAGGAGACATAGAATGATTACCCTTTTCGTATTGATCGTAGTAACCATCAACATCATCAACATATGGTGTCTGCATAAGATAGCCTGCATCAGTCGTCGGGCCCATCAGACTGCCCTTGAAGTTATCGAACTGGCAGCCAAAGACCCCATTTGACAGGGAGCCAAAAATTTGATACACTGGAGTAGTCAAATTTGCCAAGGTCGGAAGTCGGG